ACGCGGCGCAACCGCGGTTGAATGCGGTGCTGCTGGGGATCTTCGCGATAGTGGCGCTGCTGATTTCGGCGATCGGCGTCTATGGCGTGCTGGCCTACGCGGTGAATCAGCGGACGCGGGAGATCGGGTTGCGGATGGCTCTGGGCGCGCAGCCAAGCGGTGTGCTGCGATGGATTGCCGGTAGTGGGATGGCGGTCGCCTTCGGGGGCATTGGAATCGGTCTGGCCGGGGCATATCTGCTCAGCCGGGTGTTAGCCAGTCTGCTGTACGAGGTGCGGCCGCGAGACGGGGCGACGTTCGCAACGGCGGCCCTGGTGCTCTCCGTGGTTGCGCTGGCCGCGTGCCTGGCACCGGCTTACCGCGCGTCGCGCGTAGACCCGATCGTGGCTCTACGGGATGAGTAGAGATCGGCGCTGATCGCCGGCACTCCGGATATCGCAGTCGGGTTAGATATTGGCGGGCTGAAGCTCACGGAAACCGCTCCCTCGCGGTCGCGGCTCAGTAAGTTCTGCCAGGCGTTCACATTTTCGAGACAACTTTATTGAGATTGATTTCAGCGACTTAGAAAGATAGCAGCGGCAATGGTCTGGCGGCCTGCTGCTACTCTCGCGAGCGTTGGAAAGATTGAGCGGCTCCGCAGACACGCGGGGCCGTTTCTGTTTTGAGGACCTTGGATGGCAAAAAAGGTAGGGACGACGAAGGCTCCTCCCAAGGATTGCAAAGATTGCGAAAACTGGGGTGAAGTCAGCAAGAGAATTCGCGTTCATGAACTTCTCGAGAGTACGCTCCTGCAATTTGAGAAAAAGATCAAAGAAAACAAATATGAGCCGACGGTGGCGGAATACCTAAAGCTGTTGCAACTGGGGCAGGAATTGGGCCGGGAACACGAAGCGAAGGAGATCAAAGTAACATGGGTGACTCCCGACGCGGCGTCAGAACCCGAGAAATAGTATATGATCCCCTGGTCTCACAGAAACGATTTCACAACAGCGAAGCCAGATACAAAGGATACTCGGGACCAATCGGAAGCGGTAAGAGCCTGGCACTGTGCCAGGAAGCAATCCGGCTCACTTATCTGAATGTAGGGCGGACAGGGCTGCTGGGCGCGCCGACTTATCCCATGCTACGGGATGCGACGCAGGCGACTCTATTCGAACTGCTGGCGGCAAATCGGATTCCGTACGAGCATAACAAAGCCGAGAACACGCTGGTCATGCAGGAAACGGGTTCGCGCATCCTATTCCGGCCGGTTGACGATTTTGAGCGATTGCGGGGCACGAACCTGGCGTGGTACGGACTGGATGAGCTTACCTACACGCAGGAAGAGGCCTGGCTGCGCCTGGAAGGCCGGTTGCGCGATCCGAAAGCCACTCGGCCATGCGGATTCGCGGCATGGACTCCGAAGGGCTACGACTGGGTTTATCGCAAATTCATTGCGAAGCCGGCGGCTGATTATCAAGTGATCGTGGCGAAGGCCAGTGAGAATCGGCACCTACTCATCCGGGACCCCGACTTTTACGAAAGGCTGCGCGATAGTTATGACCCGAAGTTCTATGCGCAGGAGGTACTGGGCGAGTATCTCAACCAGGATGGCAGCCGGATCTACAGTTCGTTCGACAGGAAGGACAACGTTGACGATCTGGCGATACATCCGCGGAAGCCGCTGATGTGGTCGCTGGATTTCAACGTAGACCCTATGAGTTCGGTGATCGCACAGGTACAGGATGGGCGAGTGAGCGTACTGGATGAGATCGTGCTGCGACACGCGACGACGCGGCAGGCGTGCGAGGTGTTTCTGCAGAAGTATGCGAAACACCAGGCGCCGGTATGGATCTACGGCGATGCGTCGGGCTTTGCGCAGCAAACTTCAGGCATGTCGGACTACGACATGGTGAAGGAGGAGTTTCACATTCAGTCGTACCTCAATGTGGAACTCAAGGTACCGAGGGCGAATCCGAGCGTACGCGATCGCATTCACCTGGTGAATACCAAGCTGAAGTCGGCGAGCGGAGATATCGGGTTGAAGATCGACCGCAAGTGCAAGGAATTGATCCTGGATTTCGACCAGGTCTGCTATAAGGGCGACACCGGGCAGATCGACAAAGATCGGGACCGCATGCGGAGTCACGCATCGGACGCGCTGGGGTATTTGATCTGGCGAGAGTGCCGGCCGCTTCCGCCGATCGGGGAGCAAACGCAGAGGATCGTGATCTGAACATGGATAACATCAACCGGGAACACCCCGAATATGTCGCGCGGAAGGGGATCTGGCAGCAGTACAAGGACCTCTATGCAGGCGGCGAGCAACTGCGATTGAACGCCTCGTTGTACCTGGTACGAAGGCACAAAGAGCCGGGTGACATTTATTTCGAACGTCTGGCGCGAGTGTTCTACGAGAACTATATCGGGTCGATTATCGACTGGTATGCGGCGACGTTGATGCGAAGCCAGCCGGCGCTCCTCCTGGGAGCCAGCGACGCGGCGGCACAGTCGTTCTATGCGGTATTCTCCGACGATTGCGACTTGAAGGGGACGGGTCTGAATGAGTTCTTCCGACAGCGCTTTGTGCAGATGCTGGTTTGCGGGAGCAGCTATGTGGTGGTGGACTTTCCGCGAGTCAACGGAGAGGCACGGTCTCGGGCGGAGGAGGATGCGAGCGGCCAATCGCGGGCATATTTGACGGACTACGGGCCGGATGAAGTTATCAACTGGAATCACGATCGGCTGGGCGGGTTGGACTGGGTGGTGCTGCGAACGTCTTGCCTGCAGCAATCGAAGGTGACCGACGCGAAGTGGGAGAAGGAGACGCGGTGGATTTATTACGACCGAGAGAACTTTCAGATTTACCGGAAGTGCGGAGAATCGGCGCCAATCGAGCTGGTGGACCAAGGGCGGCACGGACTGGCGGCGCTGGGACGTGTCCCGGTGTTCGAAATGAAGGTCTCCGACGGGATGTGGCTGATGAATAAGTCGGCCTCACTGCAGTTAGAGCACTTCAATAAGTCGAATGCCCTCTCCTGGGCACTGACGATGGGTTTGTTTGCCTCCCCGGTAGTTTATTCCGACCGGGAGTGGAAGCAGGTGGTGGGGGAGTCCTACTACATCCAACTCGGGAAAGACGACCGCTTCGGTTGGACGGAGCCGGAGGGCAAGGTTTACCAGATTGCGGCGGACAATCTACAGGACTTGCGGGATGAGCTATACCGCGTGTGCTACCTGATGATTCAAGCGGGCGAGGTAGGCATAGGCGCGCGGCAATCGGCGGCGAGCAGGCAATTGGACTTCGCCACCACGGAAGAAGTGCTGCGAGGGTATGGCGATGTGGTGAAGGGCGCGATGAGGCAGACGCTGTGGGCGATCGCGGCGGCGCGACAGGACGGTGTGACGATCGACGTTTCAGGGATGGACGAATTCGACATCAACGACCTTGGAACGGAGTTGGACGACGCCCAGAAGCTACTGAACTTAGGAATCGTTTCTAAGACGCTCCGCAAGGAGGTTTTTAAGCGGCTGGCGCTCAAATACCTGAGCGACGCCCGGCAGGATATCAAGAATCGGGTGTCGGAAGAGATTGAGAAGGGGGAATAAAGCTCAAGGAGGTCTATGGAAGGAATCGATATACAAGCGATAGTGCGTCAGGCGGTGCAGGAATTCACAAACACCGAGAAAGCTCGCAGCGAGCCGGCGTACAAAGCAGAACTGCTGGAGGAACGAAAGCGCCGGGAACACCTGGAACGGCGCATGAACGAGCTGGTGGCGGAAAACAATCGCAGCCGAAAGACCGCCGAAGAAGCGGAACGTAGTTCTGCGGTCCGCGCAGAACTGCAGCGGTTGGGAGTGGCCAAGCTCGATCTGGCTTTCAAGGCGGTGCAAGACGGAATCGTACGCACCGATGACGGGCGCCTGGTGGCGCGCGGCGACAACGGAGAAGTTCCCGTGAAGGAGTATCTAACGAACTTCGTAAACGAAAATCCGGAGTTCTTGCCGGCGCGCATTTCGGGGGGCACGGGAATGACGGCCACTCATAAGGCTCCCGGCGGCGGCAGAGAAGCGGTGAGCCTGGAAATGATCCGGCCGGGAATGAGCGCAGAAGAGATGCAGCGGGTACGGGAAGAAATCGTGCGCGTGGCGTCGCAGACTCTTCGGGGGCTGTAGGGGAGTGAGGGTGAGCCCTCGATCGCAAATCAAAAGGAGACTAAGGAGACGAAATGGCAGCAATTACTTCAGCGAACGTCGCGAACGCGATTGTCAAGCTAGTGGCGGCAGATGCCTTGCCGGTGCTGGTTGGGAACCTCATCATGGGGAACCTGGTGAATCGCGATTATGAGCCTACCTTGGCTCATGCCGGCGACACGATCAACGTGCCGATTCCGCCTGTGATGCAGGCGAATAACATTCTCGAGGGCGGGACGGTACAAACTCAAAACCCGAATCTGGGGAATGCCCAGATCGTTCTGAATACGCATGCGGAATCGACGTTCCAGATTCCGGACGTGACAAAGGTATTGGCGGTACCGGACCTGCTGAAGATCTATATGCAGCCGGCGGTGGCGGCGATCGCACAGAAAGTCGAAAACGATCTGCTCGCACTGTACGCCGGCTTCACGGCGAACGCGCCGGTGGGCGCGCCGGGCACGGCGATCACAGAGACCACGATCGACGCCGCAGAAACGGCGCTGTTCCTGGCGAAGGTTCCGCCATCGGCGGAGAAGTACATGGTGGTGGATGCGGCGACTTACTCGGCGTGGCGGCAGATTCCGCGCTTCAGCGAATTTCAGACGGCGGGCGATGCCGGCCTGAAGGCCCTCATCGACGGTACGGTCGGTAAGATCAAGGACTTCTTCGTATTCCGCTCGCAGTATGTGCAGTACACGGGGAGCAGTCCGATAACGACCCACAATATCGCGTTCACACGGGATGCGATAGGGTTAGTGATCCGCCGTTTGCCCCAACCGCTGCCTGGTACCGGCGCCATCGCGGAATATGCCGAGTTGGGCAATTTCGGAATGCGGGTGGTGATGAGCTACCAGCCGGACACGTTGGCCCAACAGTTCACGGTGGACATTCTGTACGGCTGCGGCATTCTGCGAAATACCGCGGGTGTGCAGGTAAACACGTAGGGCGACGGACAGAGAGTTAGATAACTTCGATCACAACACCCTAGGTCGCGGCCCGGTGCTGCGAAGACACGCGTAGCACCTGCCGCGGCCAACATGGGTGAACAACAGGAGAGTGAGATGGATGTGAGGACGTACTATCAACGGATCCGCGACGTGGAAGCGACAATTTCGACGCCGTATACAGTGGTGATCAGCCAGCTTACCGACGATGGCGGCAAGCAGGGTGTCACGGTCGAAGTACCGCGACACCTGGCGGCTAAGATGGCGGTCGAAGGATCGGCGCGGTTAGGTACTGCGGATGAGGTGAGGGCGTTTCAACAATCTCAGGCGGAGACTTACAAAGCGACGCTGGAAGCGGCGGTAGCGGCGAGAGTGGAAGTGACGATGGTGTCCTCCGATGAGTTGAAGAAACTAACGGACGACATGAAGAAGCTCAAGGGCGGAACCAGGGTCGGGAAAGATTAGGTAGGCTATGGCTCTGTTCACCGACTGTGTGGTTTCCGTTATAGACGAACTGATGGCGCACGACTCTCAACTGGGCAACGTGGCGAGTGTCGAGGGAATCGACGTCACGCAGAAGCTTGAACTGGCACAGGAAGAACTGGCGCTGGAAATCACCACCCTGCTGTGCGGATCGCGGCGTGCGGAGTTCGCAGTGTGGTTGAGCACGCAACCGAAGATTGAGAACGTGGTGGTAACACCTGTGCTGAAGCTATGGCACATCTTCCGGACGCTGGAAATGGTGTACGAAGATGCTTATTCGAGCCAGCTAAACGACCGTTACGCCGCAAAACGCGATCAGTTCCGAAAGCGAGCTACTTGGGCTTACGAAAGGCTGCTGTTGCTTGGAATCGGCATCGCCTGGTCCCCGATACCGCGGGCACAACTGCCGCAAGTGGTGAATGCCGCCGGCAGTCTGCCAGATGCTACCTACTATGCGTCCATGACCTGGACAAGCGCCAAGAGCGAGGAAGGTTCGCCGTCGTTGCCTTCGACAATCACGACGACGGCCAGCACGTTCTTGGTTCAACCATCCACGCCACCGGCAGTCGCAATCGGTTGGAACATCTACGTGGGAGCCGCCCCGGATATTTTGTTTCGACAGAACAGCACGCCGATCGTCGCAAATCAAACGTGGCTGCAGCGGAACGTGGTAGAAGCTGCGGGGGCAGTCTCCGGTTGGGG